CCTCACACCTCTTCGCCGGGACGCAGCAGGAGAATATCCAAGACGCCATCCGGAAAGGTCGCTGGCCCCAGCAGCATCAGTACGGGATCTCACGAGGTGAACAGAACGGGAATCGAACACTCACCGAACAGCAGGTGCTAGAGATCCGCGCGAAGTACCGGGCAGGCGTCGCCCCCCACCCCACCCCCACCTCACTCCGGAGTCTCGCCCACGAGTACGGCGTGACGAAGTACGCGATCTTCTCGATCGTGCACCGCCTGACGTGGCGACACCTCCCCTGAGCTATTTCTTACTCTCAGTGATTGTCGGCCTGCCTCCAGGCTCGTCTTGTTTCGTCTCCTGTTGAGGGGGCGCTTGTCCTGATGCTTTTCTCCCAGCTGGCGAGACGGTCTGCCCGATCCCCAGCAGCTGCTGCGCCTGGAGCCGCTCGGTGATCGTGGTCGGGATCCGCAGCTCCAGGATCTTCCCCGAGGTCGGGTCGATCGTGAAGGTGCGCCCTGAGTCCGGATCGGTGTACTGGGGCGGCGGCGCGACCCCGGCCTGGATCGCCTGGATCAGCTTCGGGAGGGCGTCAGGCGGCGCGGGCTGCCCACCGGGGGCGACCACCTGGGCGACCATCCGCTGGAGAAGGTCGGCCGGCGGCGGCTCGATCGGCGGGAGCGGGACCGCCGGCGGGGCGCCCACGTTGGGGGTCTGCAGGGTTTCGTGCAGCGACCAGAAGTCGTAGTAGCCCATCCGGGCGAGCTGCAGGCGCATCATCTTGCGCTCGGTGGCGTCGATGGCGAGGACCGAGTTGGGCGCCACGATGAACTGCAGTTGGTTGCTGATGAAGAGGGCGCGCTGGTCGCGGGTCGTGGTGTCGACGTCCAGCTCGGGGGTGTACTTCGGGTCGCCGGGCTTGAGCCCCGGGACCAGCGTGTTGGGATCGAAGTCGAAGTCGGCCAGCGCCTCGCCGCCGATGCCGAGGATCTGCACCCGCTTGGCGTGGCTCAGGAACTGGAAGTAGTTCACCTTGAGCAGATCCGCGAGATCCCGCAGGAAGGCCTCGACCGTGCGGGCCTCGGCGCGGATCTCGGGCGTGAGGGCGTTGTAGTACTTCTCGATGGTGTCGGCCGAGGGCATCTGCCGGAGTTGGAGGAGCGCCTGGAGGTTGGCAGTGCCCGAGAGCGACTCAAATTTCAGGGTGAGCTTCTGCCACAGATCGATCGCCATCCCGAGGATCTGCGGGTTGGGGCCCTGCTCCTTGGTCCACGGGTCGCCGAAGCCGGAGGTGACCTTCACCCGCTTGCCCGGGCGGCGCGGATCCATCAGGCGCATGGTCGACTCGGAGACCGCGTTGCGGTTGTAGGTGATGTCGGGGTTCACCCACTGCTGGATGCCGAGGCGGATGTCATGCACCGTGTCATTGATGGCGTCCTGCACCGGGAGGAGGTCGTTGAAGAGCGGGACGCCCAGGAACTGCCACGGGACCGACCAGAGCTTGAGGCGGCAGACCGGGTAGCGGCCGTGGAAGTAGGTGTTGGGCCCGTCGTAGATGATGGCGTCGTCGGTGGCGACGACCAGGCGGCCCCGCGGGTAGAGCGGCTGCCCGGGCTGGACGACGTAGGCCCAGTTGGCGCCGGGGGTGCCCATCGGGATCGCGCGGGCGGTCAGGTTGCGCGTGCGGTCGTGGAAGTAGGCCCGGTAGAGGGCGACCGAGCCGCGGCGCAGGCGGCGGGCGGTAGCGGCGGGCGCCCCGCCGGCGATCGAGTCGAGGGGGTCGGCCGGGCTGAGGAGGCGGCTGAGCCCCATGCGGAAGCGGCCCGCGATCTGGCCCAGGGAGGTGTCCGAGGCGGCGCGGAACAGGTGCGCCTGGGTCGGATACATCCCCTTGAGGACGTTCACCGCGTGCTCCTCGCGCAGACACACCCCCTCCCAGGCCTGGATCGAGCGGCCATAGGAGGGCCGCAGCGGGAGCGTGTCGCGCGGGTCGCGGGCGGAGAACTGATGCCCGCCGCCCAGCGGGATGTGCGGATCCCAGTCCACGACGAGGTCGCCGGTGCCGGCGGCGAGCGAGTACTTCACACAATCGCCGAGATCCAGATCCAGCATCAGGGTGATCCACTCGGCGAGGAGGTACTGGTTGAGGAGGTCGGCCTGGAGCTGGGCTTCGGGCGGGCCCTTCCAGCCAACGACCGGCTCGAAGTCGGTGATCGCCGAGACGTGGGCCTGGATCGCCTTGCGAGTTTCATTGATGGTGATCTGGGGGAGGTACTTGAGCTTGAGCCGCTCGTCGGAGCGCTGCTCGCCCACCACGTAGGCGTAGGCGCGGGCGATCCCGTCGTAGGAGGGATCGGAGCGGTTGATGAGATCCCCTTCGACCAGCCACTCCTTGAGCCAGCCGAGGACCCGGAGGTCGCCCCGTTCGAGGGACTCGGCGGAGGTCGCCGGGAGATCCTGAATGCCGGAGGGGCTGAAATCAGCCATGGTCGATCAGCGTAGCCAGCGGGCGAGCAGGGCCAGGATCAGGGCGGCCAGCGCGCCGAGGATCAGCCATTCGGCCGTGCGCGGGGCCATTCACGCGATCCGCTCGCTGGTGATCTCCAGGCGGACGGGCTGGAGTGGATCGTCGGGCCCCTTCCAGATCCAGTGCCGGAGGTTCTCGCCGCGCGCGACCAGCGCGCGCTCCTCCTCGGTGAAGGCCCACTCGATGAGGACCCGGCCGTCGGGATAGATCAGGGCCGGGAGGGGCAGGTACTCGGGCTGATCCTTCGCGAAGGTCACCGCCTGGGCGTCGGGGTCGAAGGAGGCGGGCTCGACGGCGATCACCGTTTGCTCTCCATGCCGAGGGCGGAGGCATTCGACTCATTCACCCCAGGGCCGAAGCCGCGATCGGGCGCCTCAGTAGACGAGGCCCGGGTGGATCCGAACCGATGCTTGGCGACCGGATCCGGCGCGTCCCCGCCGTAGTAGGACTTGCTCAGGGTGGGCTGGTCGCGGTTGGAGGGATCCTGCGCCCAGCGCCGGAAGACCATCGGCTGGCCCTCGCCGTTGCGGTAGGCCTGCTCGGCCTCGCGCTCCACGCGGCGCAGCGTGTGGAGCGAGTCGATGTGCACGGGCTGCCCACGGCCGTCGGTCGTGGTGAAGCCGTGGAAGGCGGCGCCCTTCACGCCGCCGATGTCCATCCGGCCGATCGCCGGGATGGGCACCATGCGCGCGCCGCAGTGCTCGGGGGCACCGGCGCGGGCCCCGATGGCCACGGGGATGGCGACGTCCACCCGGAGCTGGCCGCAGCGCGCGCACCAAAAATCATGGTACGCCACGGGTCAGACCACAAGCCTTTCGACTTCGGCGTCGAGTTGCAGCTCGTGTGGGCAGTAGCCGCGCGTCCCCCGTGCGCAGTTGCAGTTGTAGCAGAGGACACGGAAGCCGGGAGGGAACCCTGTGCGGATCAGCCACGAGTAGAGCTGTTGGCCCATCCGATCCCCTCCGACACGGATCCCATCATCCTCTCGCCGGCTGCGGAGGTGGTCGAGGGTGAGGAACTCCACCGTCGATTCGCCACAACACACACAGAAGGGATTCTCAGCACAGTAGGCTTGGAGGCACGCGAGCCGTGTCCGCTCCTGCTTCGCTCGCATCGTCGCGATCCGCTTCTCGCGATGCTTGCTGTACTGCTGCCGCACGGTCGCCCGCGTCTGAGCGAGGTACTCGGCGTCGGTTCGGCGTCGATGCTCCATCCGGAGGCGCGTCGCTTCGATCACCTGCGCACGCTGCTCCGGGGTGAAACGGGCGTACCGGCGCTTTTCGCGCGCACAGTGGACGGCAGGATCTTCAGCCATGGGTTGCTAGGGGGTGACCTGGCTCACCGTGATCGTGAGGAAGTCGTTGGAGTACCCCGGCTTCGCCTCGTCGCCCACCCCGTTGGCGTGGCCGCTCATCGTGATCGCGAACTGTGGGCCGGGGATGATCGCGGCCACCGTCTTGGCGGCCGTCTTCGCCACCGTGAACTGGGCGGCCATGAACTCGTCGAGGTCCGCCGGCGACGGGATCACGGCGTCGATCGCGTCGTTGAGCGTCTCACGGGTCTGGGATCCGACACTGGCACTCCAACTCATAGGCGACCTCCTCGGTTCTAGCTCGGGTGATGGAACAGCTCGTCCTGGATCCGGGCGATCACATCCTGGATCGCCCGCTGCACGCTGATGCCCCGCTTCTCCGCCCGGTAGGCGATCTCTTCGAGCTGCCCCGGGGTGAAGGGGATGGCGACCTCGCCGATCCGGATCCGGGCGAGGCGCTCGACGGCGGCCAGGAGATCCGCCGGCGTGCGCGTGGATCCGATCCCGGTGATCGCCTCGATCGCCTCGCGCTGGCGGACGTCGAGGAGGAGGATCCCGTCGGCGACGACCTCGTAGGGGTGCGGGAAGTCAGGGTCGGGGATCGCGGCGACCGGCTGGGCGCCCTGGTAGACGACCCAGTCGCCGGTCTTGACGCGGACCACGGCGCCGTCCACGAGGGTGACGATCTGGTCGGCGATGAGGCGGATCCCCTGGAGGGTCGCGCCGGGCTTGCGCAGGCCGACCTTGGAGGGAGTGAGGGCGGGCGGCGGCGGGGCCGGCGGCTGGCCCTGCTGGCTCGGCCCCTTAGTCGTCGCGGTTGCGGGCGGGCCAGGCGAAGTGGAGGCTGTCGGGGGCGTCTTGGAACTCATCGTCCTCCTCCACGTGCGCGGCGATCTCCTCGGCGGTGAGCGCGCTGTTGCGGTAGTCCCGCCGCGGGAGGCCCACGGGCGCCTGGCGATCCAGGGCCGCCTTGCGTCGCCGCTGCTCGGCGATCGGCTCGGCTTCGCCGCCGGCCAGCCGCCAGGCCACATAGTAGCCGATCGCCGCCGCCAGGACGCAGTCGTCGTGCTGGCCGCGCGCCGCCTGGGCGTTGGCGAGGACGTCCGGGGTGATGAAGTGGCGCAGCTCGGCGCGGGTCACCGGGGAGTTGAGGATGAAGTCGGGCTGTCCGGTGATCGGGTCGACGGTCGTGATCGCGTCGCGGAAGGCCGTGAGGAGGATCGGACGCGTGCGCGCGGTGGTGACCCAGCCGATCTTGGTCGAGTAGCGGCGCTCGGGGGTGGCGGCGTCGGCGTACTCCCAGACGTAGAACTGCGTGTAGCCCAGATGGAGTTGGAGCGTGTCCTGGGTGGCCAGGCCGACGTTGTTGGTCTCGATGGCCGCGAGGGCCTCGACTTGGTCGGCGTCGGCGTAGAGGCGGCCGATGGCGTCCACGATGAAGGCGAGCTGCTTGGTGTCGACGACGTTCGAGATGTACTGGGCGACTTGCTCGGCCGGCTCCTCGATCGTCGGCAGGCGGATCACGTCGACGACCGAGTAGTCGAGGCCGAGGCCTTCGCTCACGTCGACCGCGAGGACGTAGCGGCGGCGGCCCCGGGCGCGCGGGTACTCCCAGATCGCCAGGACCGAGTGGCGCAGGGAGGGGAGGTCGGCCAGTTCCGGCGGCGTGAGGCGGCTGAAGCCGTAGCCGGGTGGCACTGGGTAGGCCAGCGCGGCGACCGAGGAGATCGCCCCCGGGATCCGGGGCGCGAGCGGCGGATCGGGGCGGCGGGTGGCCGGCGGCGGGTCGAGGGGCGGCCCGTCGGGCGGGAGGCGCCGGAGGGCGGCGATCTCGCGGGCGGGCTCCACGCGCCAGACGTCGAGGAGGCGGCGGCGGGAGCCGGCCTGATCGATCTGGTCTAGTTGGTTGAAGCTGAAGATCGAGGTGCCGGCGTACTGGAAGCACTCCTGATCGTCGGCGCAGTACTCCTTGAGGAAGGTCCCCAGGTCATTCTTCTTCTCGTAGAAGGCGCGAGTCGTTTCATACCAGTAGAGCTGATCGCGGGCGAGGGTCACCGGGCGGCCGTACCACTGCGGGGCGGTGCGCTCGCATTTCGCCGCCCAGGCCAGGGTCGAGGCCGACGGGCTCCAGTCGAGCGGCCCCGGGAGGCGGTACTTGGTCGGCTCGGCGTACACGGGGACGAAGACGTTGGTGAAGCGGCCGACGCCCTCGCCCGAGGCCAGCCAGTGGCGGTGCCACCAGTCGCCGGCGTGCTCGGCGGTCGCCTCAAACACACAGAAGGTGTCGGGGTGGACCGGGATCGCCGGGAGGAGCGCGGCGTCGATCTGATCCGGGTTGTCCCAGGTGGGGAGTTCGGAGAGGTGGACGCAGCCGTAGGTCTGGCCGCGGCCGATCGCGCCCTTGGATCCTTCCTGGCCCGAGACCGCCTGGAGGGCGCCGCGGGTGGACTTGCCCCAGGCAGTCTTGAGGAAGGAGGCATTGCCCAGGCCGAACTCCCGGTTCTTCACAAAGGGGAAGCGGGGCGTCGGCTGCAGGAACCACGGGAGGGCGTCGTAGAGGCGGACCACCATCCGGAAGAGGTACCCCGCCTGCTCCTCGACGTCGGCGCCGACCAGCGCGCGCGTGTGCGGCTGGAAGAGGATCCGGTGCGCGACCATGGTCTCGCTGAGGGTCGAGACGTAGAGCTGCCGCGCCTTGAGGATGTTGACGAGGATCCCGTCGGGATGGGTGGACCAGCGGCGGCGTTCCAGATCGGCGATCTTGCCGAGGACGAAGGCCTGGGACTCGCTGAGCGGGTTGAGGCGCCGGAGGCCGTGCCCCTGGTCGTCCACGTAGACGAAGCGGGTGACGAAGTAGGGGAAGTCGATCGCGCAGCGGAAGGGGGTCGCCGTGAGGAAGCGCGACTCCTCCCGGGTCAGGGCCCGGCGATAGGATCCGTCGGGCTGGCGCGCGGCGGTGAGGGCGGCGACATGCGCATCCGACTCCTCGACCGAGTAGGTGGGGATCCCGTGCGGGAAGAGCCCACGCAGGGCCGGGGTGCGCAGGATCTCGGCCTCGCGGGCGGCGATCGTGTCGGGGTGATAGATGGGATCCCTCCTGGCCGGATCACCAGACGAAGGCCGCCGCCAGGAACACCAGCCCCACCGCGACGAGGCGGTTCCAGGTGGGCGCGCCGGCCTGCCAGGCGGCGACCGCGAAGCAGACGAGGGCGAGGAGCAGGAGGAGGACGTGGATCGGCGGTCCAGGCGGCATGATCCCTCCTTCGGGGGGAGCGAGGGCGGTGAGCGCGCGCCGGCGCGGGGCAGCGCCGGGGTCCCAGCCGCTCGGGGGGCCGCCTCGCTCCTGGGGCGCAGTCTACACCGCGCTACCCCGGCGTGTCCTCCGGATGCGCGGCGAGCCAGGCGTCGTCCTTGGCGAGGCTGGAGGCGTAGGCCGCCTGCAGCGCGGCGAGGGCGTCGGCGTCGGTCGGATCCGGGGCGGCCGGATCCTTGTGGGCAAAGAGCGCCTTCAGGTCGGCGAGGACTGAGGGCAGCGCCTCGATGGCGGCCTCGACCAGGAGGGTCGGCAAGGGCGGCGCGGGATCAGCCATCAGGGAGTCTCCTGGAGGATCTGCAGAAGGAGCGTCGTGTAGGGCGTGAGCTGCTGGCGCTCGGCCGGCGGCAGATCCCGCAGGACCTCGGTGAGGGAGGTCGCCAGCGTGGTCGTCCAGCCGGCGGGGGTCTGCCGCGCGATGATCAGGCCCGAGCGGTGCCAGGTCACGATCGCCCGGGTGGTCGCGGTCGAGATCAGGGGCGGGCTGATCTGGTTCCCGGCGACGGCGAGATCCCGCACGACGTCCATCTCCTTGATCACCCGGGTCGCCTGCCAGGCGACGGCGCCCGAGGGCGAGAGGGACGGCGGCGCGTGGGCGCAGGCCTGTAGCAGGACGATCAGCACGAGGATCAGCCGGCGCGATCGGAGGCGGAGTCGCATGGATCCTCCCTAGCCAGTATAGGTGTAGCCCAGCCCCCGGTAGTAGGCCCGCGCGTCGTCGACCTGGGCCGGCGTGAGCTGCCCACGCGACTCGGGGAACTTCGCATACTCGAAGGCGCAGGCACAGTAGGGCCCACGCGGGGTGCCGGGGGCGAGGTAGAAGGGCGGATGGGGGTCGTCGCCGGCGGGCTGATCGGGTGGGCGGTGGTAGGCCGGGCCGAGGAGGCGGCCGGCGATCTGCCAGACCGGGTCGCCCCGATCCGGCCAGTTCGGGAACTCCGAGAGGATCGCGTCGTAGGCCTGCATCCCGGCGGCGTACTCCGCCCCACCCTGCCCGACCGGGATGGTCCCGATCCCGTGCTCGATCGCGAGGTAGCCCTGGGGGAGGATCCGCCGGAAGTGGGCGCCGAACTCCACCACGCGCGCCGGCTGCAGATCCGGCTGCCCGGGCGGATCCCCCCAGCCGTAGAACACCCCGTCGTAGCCGGGCCTGACGATCACATACGGGATGAGATCCTCCCCATCGGGGGCGTCGGAGCCGGGCGCGCCCTGGATCGCGCGCAGGATCCGCTCCAGGTTCGCCATCAGCCACTCGAACCCGTAGGTATCGCCCACCGGATCGTTGTAGGGGTAGGCCCCGTCGGGGCCGGGCGGGGCGGAGCGCCCGTCGCCGCCGAGGGCCAGATCCACACAGAGGCCGAGGGTCACCGCCACCCGGATCTTGGCCTTGAGCCCCGGGAGGTCGTGGGTCCAGTCGTGGCCGTTCTTGAGGCGGGCGGGGTAGATGGCGGCGGCCTCGCGGTAGGCGCCGGTCAGGTTCATGGTCACGTGGGTATCGCCGGCGGCGAGGTGGAGGAGGAGCGCATCCTCGAAGTCGTCTTCCTGGAGCAGCTCCAGCCCGAAGCACGGGAAGGATCCGAACTCACGGGTGTGGTAGGTCAGCCCCTGGAAATGGGTGCGGATCCCGCAGACCTGCGCGCGCGACGGCGCCGGCGGGAGATCCGGGTGCGGCGGGGAGGCGCGGTGGGCGGCGGCCTCCTCGGAGGCGTGGAGCCAGGCGCGCAGGGTCTCGGCGGAGGTCGTCGAGCCGTCGGGCATCTGCTCGCTCAGGCAGAAGCCGAGCATGAGCGCGGCGGCGGGGTCCTCCTCGGTCGGGGAGGGCGCCTCCCAGACGTCGCGGCCCAGCTCTTCGCCGCTGAGGGTGCGGATGGTCTGGATCCAAGTGATCAGGAGATCGGTCGACGGGATCATTGGCGCTCCACGGGGGTCGGCAGCCGCTCAGAGAGGTACTGGAACTTCCGCAGGAAGGCCGCCCGCTCCAGGAAGCAGGGGCGCAGCGTGCCGGCCCATTCCGGCTCCACGCGCAGCGGGATGTAGACCACGACCTCCTCGCCCGAGGTGTGGTGGCGGGCGAGCAGCAAGACCTGATAGAGCTTGCCGACACCGGTGTGGCCTTCGACCTTCTCGTAGATCCCCCACTCCATCACGGCACCTCCAGTTGGGAGAACTGCAGCGCCCGCGACTCCAGGCCCTCCTCATACTTGCGATCGATGGCGCCGGCGTCGGTCGCCCGGTCGATCATCTGCAGGCGGGCGGCGATGAGCGCCTGGTTGAGGAGGAAGGGGTCGGCCGCGTTGGCCGCCGCGACCGTCGCCAGATCCAGCACCGAGGTGCGCGGCACCCGGAGCGTGCGCTGCAGCCAGCGGACGGCGAGCCCGGCCCCGGAGTTGTAGCAGAAGTCGAGGAGCTGCACGTAGAGGGACGGATCCGCGATCTGGTCCAGCCCGTGCCGCTGGGCGAGCTGCTGGAGGTGCCAGCGGGCGACCTCACGGGCCTCGGGCGCGGTGAGCTGCTGCAGGTCGGTGACGGTGACCTCGGCCTCCCGGTAGGCGGCCAGCACCGAGAGGGTGATCCCGTAGGGCCCGGTCGGCTGATCGATCTGGGGCGGGGCGGCGTAGGTGAGCCCCTCACGCCGGCCGAGATCGTCGAGGATCTGATCGATGGTCATGGAGGCTCGCCGCGCCTAGCGCCCGCTGAACGTCTGGGTGTCCCGCCGCGGGCTCACATAGGGGCTCACCGGCGGGTTGGTCAGGGCGATCAGGATCAGGCAGGTCAGCTCCACCCCGCTGCGCCAGCGCCCGGAGAGGGGGAGCAGATCCTGGTGCGCGAGGATCACGGTCGCTCCCACCGCGAGGTTGATCGCGAGCGGGCGCAGCCGCACCACGAGGCGGTCGAAGAGCAGGACCGAGGGGGCGATCTCACCAGCCATCGGTGGGGCGGGGCGGGGTGGGTCGGCGTCGGCCATAGAGGAGATCGTCGACCGGCGAGACCGTGGACTCACGCAGCCGGCCGACCCAGTAGCCGGCGTAGAAGCCGAGGCCGCCGGCGATGGCCAGCGCCACCAGGTCGGCGACCAGCCGGGGCCAGGTCCACGCGCCCGCCCAGAGATCGGTCAGCAGCACGGGATCCTCCACTCAGTTCTCCTCCGGATCCTCCAGCGCCAGGGGCCGGGGGACAAAGACGCGAGGCAGCGCCGCCCGCTTGGCCCGCTCCTCCTCGCTCAGCCCGAGGAGACTATACGCCCGTTCCAGATCCTCGATCCGGGTCAGGAGGCGGGCCCCCTGCCGCTTGTCGCGCCGGGCCTGGGCCTCGATCGCCTGGTGCAGCTCCCCGACGCGGTCGCTGCAGCGCTCGATCTGGCTGCCCATCTTCTGGCGGTCGCGGCCCAGCGCCCAGATCATCCCGGCGACGGTGAGGCCCAGGGCGATCCACTCGACGTTGACCGAGACGAGCATCAGCGGGCGACCCAGAGGAGGAGGGTGATCCCGCCGGCGGTGAGCGCGCTGGTCCCCACCACGAGCAGGGCCCAGCGGGCGGTCCACTTGACGAGCAGGCGATCCTGCCGCTGCGCTTCGAGCAGGCGGGCGTCCTCCCGCCGCCGCAGGTTGGTCAGATCCGCCTGGGTATCGGCGAGGTGCTGCTCCAGGACCACCAGCCGCTCGGCGAGGGTCCCGACCGGATCGCGCAGCGTGGTGGCGATCTCCTGATGGAGCCGGGCGGTGACCGATTCGAGCTGCCGGCCCATCTCGGTGGCGAGCTGGAGGTTGGCGTCCTTGGCCCAGGCGCGCAAGGTCTGGAGGTCGGCGCGCAGGGTCGTCAGATCCCCGCGCAGGCCTGCATCGATCCGGTCGGCCATGGGCGGGAGTGTAGCACTCAGGCCGAGTCGGCGGGCGCGGCCGGCGGGTCGGGCTCGGCGGGCTCGGCGGGCGCCTCGGGCGCGGGCTCGGGGAGCGGCGTGCGCGGTCCCTGGAGCGCCCGCAGGGTGTGCTGCAGCTGGATGAGCGTACCAGGCCCCTCCAGATCCTCCGCCTCGCCCGCCAGCTGCTGGACCTGCTGCACCTGCTGCGAGATCTGCAGCCCGCCCGCCTTCTGGACCAGGTGGGCCAACTCCAGCGCGAGCTTCTGGCGATCCAGATCCGGGTACTGGAGCAGCTCTTTCTGGCCGGCGCAGGTGGCGCAGTCGGCGAGCGCCTGCGCCTCCGAGTCCCAGACCTGGCCCTTGGCGCCGCAGTCGGGGCACGGGATCCGGTAGGGCGCCGCGCGCTGCATCACATCCTCGACCACCGGGAGGATCTTGTCGGCGACGACCTGGAAGGCCTGGAGCTGGACCTTGACCTGGAGGGCCTTGCGGTAGGCGGTGAACAGATCCACCACGGTGAGCCCGGCCAGCGTGCACAGCCGGCGCAGCGAGGTCCGGTCGTAGCGCGGATCGAGCATCAGTTGCAGGAGATCCTGGACCTCCGGCACCTCCGAGGCCACGCTCAGGGTGTCGAAGAGGCCGGTCTTGCCGCCCAGGACCTTGAGGGTGGCGTCGAGCGCCGTCTGGTGGGCGGCCTCCTCCTCGGGCGTGAGGAGGGTCTCGGTCTCGGGGCCGGCGCGGCGCACCAGCGTGGGCTGGCGGGGGCGGAGGGCGCGATCAGCGTTGCGGGCGGGGTGGGTCATGGCGCAACAGCTCTCGCGCTCAGCGTCGGAGTCCGTGCCCCTTGAGGCTGACCACGACGGCGAACCCCAGGACGACCCCGACGAGGATCGTCCCCACGCCCGCCACGAGATCCAGCGCGCTCATCGGCGTCGATGCACCGTGGCCCCCAACACACTGTAGGCGATCGTCCCCGGCGTATGGGCCTCGTCCCGCACGACATGCCGCCGCTCCGGATCCTGCACCCGGGGCGTCGCCCAGTCGATCTCCTGCGACCCGCAGCGCCCGCAGCAGCCGGCGGTGGTGCCCAGGACCGGCCCCCCGCACCAGGCGCAGATCCCTTCGCGCGGGGTCTCCTGCCGGCTCGGGCGGGCCGAGGCGGGCAGCAGCACGCGCCCCTTGAGGGAGCCGCTCACGGCAGGCTCCGCTCGACCAGGAGGGCGAGGAGCGCCAACACAGAGGCGACGACCCCCACGAGCAGCCCAGCGCGGATCCACCAGCGCCCGCGGCTCACCAGACGCTCCAGAGGATCAGCAGGAGGAGACTCCACGGAAAGCACGCGAGGGCGGCGAGCATCCACCGTCGGTTCATCGCGCCCTCCGCTGCAGCCGCGCCAGATCCTGCTCCGCGGCCGCCTGCTGCAGATCCCAGTGCAGCGCCTCGGTCTTCTCCTCGGCCAGGTAGGCGAGGATCTCATCTTCGGTGGGATCGCGTCCGGTCCCCGCCCGCGTCGTCGTGATGTAGGCCTCGACCAGGCCGCGCTCGATCGGATCGAGGAAGCTCACCCCGTCCTCCGGCGGCGCGGCGGACGGGCCCGGCGCCTGGGCGGGCGGGATCCCGGCCGCCTGCGCCCAGCGCTCCAGGAGATCCGCCTGGCGATCCAGCCCTGCGCGGATCCCTCCTAGCTCGCGCACCAGCGCCCGCAGGAGGATCCCGGATCCCAGACCGAGGCGGAGGCGGGGCCAGCGCATCGGGGCAGTCTACACCGGCGTGTCAAGGTCAGCATCAGCAGGAGGGATCCGCGAAAATTTCCGCTGAGGTGATCAGAAAAATTTCGCTGGGTCCGAGCACGAACCTCGCCGCACCGGGCCCGCCGGCCCGCGGACAATGCGCCTGGGCTGCGGCCGCGGCAGACTTCAGCCCGGGCTGGGCTGGGCTGGGCTGGGCTGGGCTGGGCTGGGCTGGACGGCGGGCGCCGAGCTGCGCGCCGAGCGTGCCGCACAGTCGGGCTGGACCGTTGGCATCATGCTAAGCTTGACATGGTGTAGGTCGGTCTGCTACTCTGCCGGCGGAGGTTACTCATGTATCTGATTCAGGCAACCATCCTCTATCCCGCCGACGCCGCCGGCTATCGGCGGACGGTCCAGGTTCCCACGTTCGGGCTGCCGGCGGATGTGCACGGGCTACTGTCGCCCGACGCCGCGGAGCGCTTCGCGGTCCAGCTGCTCACGGCGATCGCCGGCCCGGATGTGTTGGTGCACGCGATCGCGACGCCGCCCTACTGTGTCAATCAACTCAGCTAAACCCGAAGGATGGTGTGTGATGGACTGGACATCTGATCAGTCGGCGGTGAATGGTGTCGTGTGGTGTGTCCTGTGGCTGGTGGCGGCACTGGCCAGCGCGGCCGCGCTGTGGCGATCATGAGCCGGCAGGTTTACGTCCTGATGTGGGAGGCGCCCGCGGCTGAGGCAACCGAGGGCGACACGCGATCGCGCGCCCTCTTCGCGACGACGACCCGCAAACGGATCGCGATCCGCCATGCACGACGCCTGCAGGCGGACGTCTACGCGATTCCGTATCCTGGCCAGGGCTGGGATTGTCCGACGATCCGCGCGACCTTCGATCTGCTATTCAGTGGGGGGCGATCATGAGCCGACAGATCCGCACAGTCGATCGCCCCTATCTGCTGACGTTCCACGCGACGCAGACGACTTACCCGCTGTCGTCAGCGGAGGCGCAGCGGTTGCTGGACGAGTACCCTGCGGTGACCGCGAACAGCCGGCGGGTCGTCCTGCCCGGACACAACACGGCGGATCCGCGACAGCGCTGCACGCTGCAGCCTACGACAGCCGGCGGAGGGCCAGCGTTCATTCTGTCATAGCAGATCCGGCCACACGAACCAAGGGCGCCCACGATCGGGCGCCCTTGCTATGTACAGGCAGGCACACGGGTTAGGCAGGCTAGAACGACGCCGCCAAGTCGATCAATTTGCCGGCAGCCCGATCGATCGTGGTGCGATCGTCGGCGTAGGGAATGGTCTGGCTGTGCCGAGTCAGGCCCTGCACTGTCCCCCACACCGTCCGAGGATCACCATCCTGATCGGGCTGGACGGCATCGTACCCCGCCTCCAAGGTCTTGCGGCTGAGCCCGAGTCGGCGGCCGAAGAGCAGATCCAGGACGTCGTCCTTGGTCTTGGCGATCGTCGTGCGGCGCGCCTTTTCGATCGCGGCGGACTCGTCGGACGTAGAACTGTCCAGATACTTGATCAGGGTGGCGTCCCAGCGCGACAGCTGCTCACGGATCGTGCCGACATGGCGGAGCGCAAGTTCCGTCACGGCGGAGGCGCTTTATACAGTTCCATGATCCTGGCCTGCCTTTGTGCCCGACTGTGTGCCCGACATGGGCGCAACCGTGGGCGAAGAGCAGTCTAGCAGAACGCCGACACCATGTCAACCATGCTAGAATGCTAGTGTTTTGCAAGGTGTTGACATGCGGATCGTGTTCTGCTAGGATCTGCCTATGACGACTTACCTTGACTCCGCAACCGACCTGCAGGGGCAGTGGTGGTATGTGAACGATCGCGTGCGCCATACGATTCCGGGCGTCCGGTCGGATGCGGGGCGGATCGTGGAGATCCCCGCGCGGGTGGTGGTGCGGGTGGTGGTGGCGTTCGACGACGGCGGGCGGGCGCCGTGCTACTGCTCGGAGCTGACACTGATCAGGCGCCGCACGGCGGACGAAGTGCCGTACGCGGCGCTGGAGGGCTGAGCCATGGCGACGATTGGAAACGGCTGGCCGGTGATCGACGTGCGCGGCGCGGGTGCCGCGGTCGACAAGGGGCGGATCCAGTACTCCGTGACGGTGTATCTGCGGATCCCGCGTGAGCTGGCGACGCCGATCGACGGCGGCTGCAGCTGCACCTATTGCACGGCGCACCCGGACGAGGTCCCGCGCTGGGATACGCTCGCGGTGTGCGACGTGCCGGGCGATCACAGTTGGACGGTGCACTATCCCGATCCGCGGCGGCAGACGATCGCGGATCGGACGGCGCGCGAGGCGCGGGCGCGGGCGACGGGGGTACTGGGGGTGACGCGATGAAAACGAAGAGCTACGGCGCGATCCGAGCCACGGTGAAGCGGGCGCACGCGCACGATGTGCCGGCGGCGGCGCGCCCGGACTGGCGCGGCGCGTGGGCGCTGCGGAAGAGTCAGTTTGTCGAGGCGACGTGGGTCGCCATGATGCGCGATCCGTATCGGCGGCGGTACTTCTACTACACGCCGACGGTCGGATCCGCGTGGGGCGCCCTCCATGCCGTGCGCGACGGCGAGGATCCGCCGGCCAGGGCGGAGCTGGTCACCGCGGAGCCGATCGTGAGCGGCGACAAGGCGACGATCGCGCGGTGGGTGGAGCAATACGCGCGGGGCGGCTGCCGGTGATCCCGGCGGACCTGTAGAGGGGGCGAGCATGGCGACGAGTACACCGTGGGGGCTGTCGCAGACGGCGCGCCAGCTGACGCCCGGGATCATGATCTACAGCACAGCGGGGCACGGCGGGATCCACCTGAGCCCGGCGCGGATGGCCGCGCTGCCGCGCGGCCCGCACCGACTGACTGGTTAGGAGCAGTCACCCGATGATTACCCATTCTACAACGGAGACGCATACGCCCGGGCCGTGGAGCGCCGAAGCGCCACCGCCCGACGCGTACACCGATCCGGACATCCGCCTGGATCCGGAGGTGAAGTTCTGGATCGTGGGCGGCGGCGTCGGAGAAGTGCTCGCGCAGACGTTGCTGACGTCACAGGGCCAGGAAGCGGCGAACGCGCGCGTGCTCGCCGCGGCGCCGGATCTGCTCGACGCGTTGCACGCCCTCGTGAAGGTCTACGAGAAAGTCGGTGGACCACTCGCGGTCGATCCGAAACTCGCGGACGCCCGCGCCGCCATCGCGAAAGCCGAAGGTGTCAAGTGACTACCGCACCGCAGAAAGAGACCGGCGGCCCGGCCTTCCCGACGGACCACTCGAGGACGGCGACGCGCCGGCGACCGAGGATCGCGCCGCGGTGACCTGCCCGGCCTGTCTGACGCAGGCGACGGCGGCGCGCGACGATCTCGCGGGCACGATGGCGGCGGCGCTGGACGCGGTCAATCAGCAGATGGCGCAGGCCGCGCACGAGGCCGCGGATCCGCACTGCACCTGCCCGGACTGTCTCGAGGCGCACGCGGCACGGCTGGAGGGCTGAAGATGCGCTGTCCTAGACATCGTGCTAATCTGTGAAACTTGACAAGTTTGCACGATGTGTGATACGATCGGTGTCGGAGGTCAGTGATGCGACTGAAGAACACTACAACGATCCCGCCCGACGTCGTCCGCGCGATCGTGCGGTTCACCTGCCCGCCGGGGGTGGCCGGCTACGACGTCAAGGTGGCGCCCTTGCGCAGCCGCGGCGGCACCGTCAAAGGGCGCGCCTACTCGCGCGGGAGCAGCTACCACGCGACCGCGGCGCCCTTCGTGAACCTGTACGTGCGGGAGCCGGGACACTTCCCCTGCCCGCCCAAGCCGCCCTGCCGGCCGGGCTATCTGCCGATGCCGTACTTCGCCTCGCGCGTGGAGGCGCTGGTCTACCTCGCCGCGCACGAGCTACGGCACCTCTGGCAGGCCACCCATCCGCGCGGCCGGCGGGTGTGGGGCGCCCGTGGCCAGTTCTCCGAGCGCGACGCCGACGCCTACGCGATCCGCCTGCTGCGGGCGTGGCGGCGGCGCTAGGCAGACGCACCGTGCGTACGGTACCCTCCGTACGCACGGTACCAGTCTGTGAGGGTACTGATCCGCGCGCGCGTACAGGGCCGTCCGCGGCTCGGAGTGTAGGAGGAGGAGAGCGATGAGACCGCCAGCCGATCTGACCTGGGACCAGCGCGCCGAGTGGGATCGATCCGAGCGCGCCCGCGACGCTGAACGCCGCGACGCCGAGTACGAGGCCGACCGCGTGCGGGAGGAAGCCCGACAGGCCGAGCAGCGGGCGGAGGAGCAGCGGAGCCGGGCGCGCGCCCTCGCCGCCGAGCGCGACGAGATCGCCGAGGAGGCCGGCGCGACGGCGGAGCGGCTGGCCGATGCCCGCCGGCAGCTCGCCGCGCTCCACGAGTGGCTCGCCGCCACCGATCAGCGCGAGGCCTTCCAAACCTGGGCGGCGACGCGCCAGGCGGGCCGCCACGAGGCGATCGGCGATGGGGACTGAGGAGAGGCCGCCGGCGGGGCGCGTCGTTCCTGGGGGCGCCTAATGCCCCGTCTCCCCCGCCTCCCCCAGCCCGCCCTCCGCCTCTTCGGCCGGATCGATCGCTTCACGGTGGAGTGCCCACGCTGCGGCAAGATCATCATCGCGACCTTCAACCGGCACTACTCGGCCATCGAGGCGCACGCCCTCCAGCGCGACCGCCCCACGCGCCCCCCGCGCCCGCTCCGCCCGCGCAAGTCCGCCCAGGCGATCCGCGCCAAGCAGGCGGTGCAGCAGAAGCCGACCACCACGATGGTGTACAACCCGCTCACCTCCCGCCTCTGCTGCCCGCATTGCCATCGGATCTTCGCGGTGGGCCTGCTGCTCTACTCGGTGGGGCAGTCCGCCCCGCAGGCGCCGGCCGACCAACGCCCAACCTGGAAGCAGCTCCTGGAGCTGCGCCAGACGACGGGCGCCTTCTACCTGGATGGCCCGCTCGTCCGGGGCGCCGAGCCGCTGAACATCCTGGTGGAGTCGGCCTGCACCTGCGCGGTGGGGCATGTGAGCAGCGGCTGTCCCGTGCACGGCTGGGATACGCCAGCTGACGAGCCCGAGGAGGAGGTCTCGCCGCTCGACGGGGTGGAGGATCTGTTATTCGCACATAGACATGATGCTAAACCCCCTAGAGGGGGGGAGTAAGAGATCCTCTCACTCGGTTGCTCTCGCGCGCGCGATGGATCGTGAGCTTTTCCTAGCTAGGTGACTGAGGAGATGAGACTTACACAGGCTCACCCATCTAGATAGAGGGTGAGCTTCTGAGCTGTTCAGGGGTCGGATCGGCTCAGAGGCTCAGGGCCTGAGCCTTTGGTGAGCCTGCCTTAACCTCTTGAGGAATAAAGGGGTTTAGCCATAGTTCGGCTCATAGATCTTATGTCTATATAAGAGGGGGCGGAGCGGCCGAGCTAGGGGCGCAGCCCCGCGTGCTCAGGTACCTAGTACCGGAGTACTCCGTACCTGATCCCCCTGATCCCCTGATCCTGATCAGTGGACGAGGATCAGCCGGTAGACGCCGTGGCTGACCTTTTCGATACGTTCCACGTCGATGAGCGCGTCGAGGATCCGCTTGACCGTCGCCCGACTGAGGGGATACGCCTCAGCCAGCTCCACCAGCAGGCCGAAGGTGATCGGCGCGCCGTCCTCGGGGAAGAGCGCGAGCACGCGGTTCTGATTGGCGCTGTCGGCGCCGGTGTAGAGCTGGAACAGCCCGGTGTCTTTGTCCTGTTCGAGCTGGAAGGTCTCCACGGGCGAGGTGTGCGGATGCCAGAGGAACAGAAAGTAGGGTTTCGCGGTCTCTTGGGGGCTGGCGAGATACATCTGCGTGTCGGTGAAGCCGAAGATCGCCGTCGAGCCCAGGATCTGATCCTGCATCCGCATGTAGCGATCCTTCTTGTCGGTTTTCAGCTTGGCGGAGTGGGCCGTGCCGAGCAGCGTGTACTGCCGGGCGCGGAGGTAGGCGCGGATCTCGTGGCAGGCGACGGCGCAGTCGTCATAGTTGATCAGGTTCCCCCCGAGGAAGAGCGCGATCGGGTCGACCGAGACGAGCGAGCGGGGCGGCAGCTGGAGGAGATCGATGAAGCTGGCGAGGATGTCGGTGCGCTCGTGCTTTTTGCGGAGACGTTTCGGGTTGAAGGCGATGTCGTCCGCCATCGAGTACTGGCGGATCTCCGGGTAGCCGGCCCGCTCGAACCAGACACCCGACCCGCGGAGCCAGCCGCGATCGGCGTTGATATAGCCGATCCCGGCGACCGGCGCCGGCTGGTGGCCGAAGATGGGCCGGCCGTCGCGGATGTCGCGGAGGAAGCCAGCCAGGAGAGCGGTTTTGCCCACGTTGGGGGCGCCGGCGATGAGCGAGATGCCGCCGGCCGGCAGGATGCCCGGGAGGGGGTCGTCTTGACAACGGGCGTCGAGTGTGGCATCAGTAGGCATCGGTCCTCCGCGGCGACTCTCCGCGATCGGCGAACTGTGGGGCGGGCTAACTCTGACAGGCTGGCCCGCTCCCTCTCAAACCCGCCCACCCTACTCCCCTTCTCGATCGCCCCGCAAGCCCCAAGATTTCGTAGTGTGGCACGTGGAACACCACAAACGCCCCTTACGCCTCACGCCCTGAAGGTGTAGACTGTGTGCAGATCACCACGCTTGACACTGTAGGCATGATGCTGTAGTGTAGAGGGTGTAGAGGGATGGCTATGCAGACGAGCTATAGCGCGGACGTCGAGCACATCGACGCGCCGCTCGAAGATGCGGCGAACGAACGCCAGCCGGGCGAGACGATCCGGATCCGGCTGCAGCCGAGCCTCTTCCGCCGGCAGCTCGGGCAGCACCGGATGTGGAAGGGCGTGAGTTGGACGGTGGACTGCCAGGATCTGGCCGAGGCCGTGGCCCTGCGGGAGGCGCTGCAGGCGTTTTTCGCGGCGGTCGCGCGGGTCGGAGCCGTGCCGCTGCGGTTCGAGCTGGACAGCTTGGATCCGCCGGCGGCGACCGGAACGAGCGGCTAGGGGCAGATGCGCCTCCTGGCCGGCCTACTGCTCGCGCTGACCGGCAGCGGGTGCGCCCTGCACTGTCACAACGCGCGGACGCACCTGCTGACGTGGTACGAGTACGTGCTGGATCCGACTGACCGGCAGCCCGGCGAGCCGATCCTCCCGCGGGTGATGAGCGAGGCGGATCCGGCGCTGACGGTCGGCGACTACGTGCTGACCGACGGCCTGGTCTACCGGGTGACCGATCAGAGCTGGGACAATCTGCCACGGTGCTCGCACTTGTACCGGCGGCAGCGGGATCCCCAGTGAGCTAGAACGCGGCGTCGACAGAGAACTCCAGGACACAGGACACACTCCGGATCCGCTGAGGCCCCCGATGGACGCGCCGCTCACGCTCTGGCTGAACGATCGATCGCGCTACAAGGTCGGCACGGGGCGCTGCCCCCGGCAGCGCCTGCTCGGCTACCACTGGGGCCCGACCGGCTACGGGATCACCACCAAGCAGGACAGCCTGCCGCTCGCCACCGGGATCTATACCCACACAGGGATCGCGCGGTTCGGCGCCATCCTCCAGCAGCACGACCGCCTGCCCACACTGGAGGAGACCCGCGCGATCATCGGCGAGGTCTGTGCCGCCTACGTCCAGCGGGTCGAGGCGCGCGGCTTCCTCGGGATCCTCAGCTCGGAACATACCGCCGAGACCATCCTGGAGCAGCAGCTCCTGATCGGCGGCCTGCTGTGGGCGCTGCGGATCAAGTTCCTCCCCTGGCTCCATCAGGCCTACCGGATCCTGAGTGTGGAAGAGGAGCGCCTGCACTTCCTCACCTGCACCTGCGGGGCGGGGCCGCTGCCACTGGCGGATCATGTGGCGCGCGGCTGCCAGGGGAAGGGGCTGATGCTGCGCAATGACATCCTCGCGCAGCGGAGAGGCGCCACCACCCTCGCGTACTTCGAGTTCAAGACCACCGGCTGGGAGTCGGATGCGTGGGCGGATCAGTGGGAGAGCGATCCGCAGTTGGGGATCGGCACGCTGGACGTGGATCGGTTGTTTGGGGCCGAGGTCACCGAGCTGTTCATCGTGGGCCTGCAGAAGGGCGCCCGGCGGCGGGACAAAAAGGACCCCGAGGGACGGCGCAAGCAGCTCAGTAGCCTCTGCTATGGGTACCGCCGCCCGGGCAACCCGCCGCTCATGGCGGACGACTGGCTGCCGGCGTATGAGTGGATCACCGATCAGGGCGAGGTGAAGCGAGCGAGCCGGGCGCACGAGCGGACTGGGGTGTGGGCGCTAGAGCAGAGCGACTACCCCGTGTGGGAGGCCTACCGGCGGCAGGATCCGGCGCTCACCCCTGGGGAGTTCTGGGTGCGGATGCTGCCGGCGAGTGTGCTGGATCGCGTGTGCTTCGTCCTCGGCCCGATGAACCGGCAGGATCACCAGATCGCCTCGGTGCGGCAGGCGATGATCGGCGAGGAGGAGCGCTGGCAGGGGGTGCTCTGGGCGCTCTACGAGGCCGGCCTGACACAGAGCTGGGCGAGCCCGGAGTACCAGGCGCTGCTCGACAAGATGAATCCGCAGAGCTGGAATTGCCGGCCCTTCGGGCGGGATCATCAGTGCGAGTTCTACGGGATCTGCCACAAAGAGGAAGGCTGGACGGATCCGCTGGGGAGCGGCGGGTACGTGCCGCGCCGGCCCCACCACCAGACGGAGCTGGATCAGGCGATCGGGCGAGGGCTGCTGCCGGAGGATGCGGAGCTGGACGAAGGAGAACTCGAATGAGCCGACCGATCATCTGTGACGAGTGCGGCGCCAAGGTCGATCCCACCGAGTACGGCCTCCCGCCGCTCGGCTGGATCAACGTGTCGATGCAAGCGAACCCGTACGAGAAGCCGGCCGACTACTGCTCGCCCAAGTGCGCGGTGTCGGCGCTGGCGGCGCGGGAGTCGGCGAGGATCCGGCGTGCCTGAGCGGACCTTCTACGGCGGCGAGCCGCTGGTCGGCGCCCGCGGCGGCGAGATCTCCGCCGGCCACTACGACGGCCCAGAGGCCCACCAGCACGCGCCGTGGAAGTGCCCGGCGTGCGGCGTGCTCAATGAAGGGCCGCTCGGCGGGGGGTGCGCGCACTGCGGGGCGGGGCAGCCGGGGTACCACGTGGGGGTGCAGCCGCCGCCGCCCGCTATGGCGCCGCCGACGGATCCTCAGTTTCGGCGAGGACTAGAGGCGCGCGCGCCACTCCTGCTGCCGGCCGCGGAGGCGTGGGCGGAGGCCCATCCGCAGGCGACGCTGGCCGAGGCATTCGTCGCCGGCTACTTCCTCGCGATCGGCCACGTCGCGCAGGCGCCCCCGGTGACCGCCGATATGGAGACGCTGGCCCCAGCAGGGAAAGCGCGCCGCACGATCGTCGCCGCCCTGGAGATCTTCACGGATCAGATCCTCAGCCAGGGGCCGGAGGAGATCACCACCGGCGAGTGGTGCTCGGTCGACGAGGCCCGGGCGCTCATCGCGCAGCTGCGCACGGAGGCATGAGTGGATCCCACCAAGGAAGGCCCCGCGTTGCAGGTCCGCACCATCTACGCCGCCGTCGGCGAGACGATCGAGATCCAGTGGTGGCGCTCCTGTCAGGGGGATCCGGATCGGGATCCCGCCGCCCCCTTGACACAGATCTTGATCGAGCGGCATACTGCGCCGCCCACCGAGACGTGGACGACGCGGATCGCCCAGCAGCAGACCACACAGACACCGGATCAGGATCCCACATGACCGACCAGACTACTCAGCCCGTCGCACGCCTCCACCGGATGTTCACCGCGGCGCTGATCATCGGCGTCCCCGGGAGTGGCAAGACCTCCCTCTACAAGGGGTTTGCGGAGTACCTCTGGGAGACGCATCGGAAGATCCTCCTGCTCTACTCCTGGGACGGCGGCGCGATCCCGACCGACGTGCAGAAGCGGATGAAGCAGGGGCTGATCCGGTACTGGCGCGCGCGGACGCGGTCGGCGCCGGGGCTCGGGCTGGAGACGCTCCACCTCGCCAGCCGCGGGTACTGGCCCCGCCAGATCAACCCCGAGACCGGCGAGACCTCGCCCGCCGTACCGCTGGTGGCGCCGGTCACGGTGAAGTACCACGTCACCTGCAGCAAGGGGCATCCGCTCGCCGTGGTGCCGGCGATCAGCCTGGTCACGCCGATGTTCTGCACACCGTGCGGGGCGTTCGTGCCGCAGCCGGATCTGCGGGTGCGCGAAGAGGCGCAGCGCACCAAGGGGTTCGAGGCGGTGGGCGGGGTGGGGTTCGACTCGCTCACCAGCATGACCGACGTGGTCCTGGATCACATGGATCTGCAGCGCGGCGAGGGGCTGATCGGCGGCGAGAAGGCGGCGTTCGGCGGCGTGGTGGTGAGCGGATCCCAGAAGTTCGGCGGCAACAACCGCGCCGACGTCGGCTTTGGCCAGACTCGCGGCCACCAGTTTGTGAACAACTCCCTCACGATCCCGTACCTGGTCGAGGGGCCGGTCTTCACCGCCCTCTCGATGGAAGCGACCGACGAGGGCGGGCTGCCGATCGTCGGGCCGAAGCTGCCGGGGCGCGCCGCGACGGATGAGGCGTCGGCGTGGTTCGGCAATGTGATGGAGATGGGCAAGACCAACGACGAGCAGGGGCGGAGCTGCTTCACGCTCTACCTGCGGCCGTTCATTGACCCGCAGGGCCGGCGCCATCTGCTGAAGACGAGCGCGAGCCCGACCGGCGTGCCCGACAAGCTAGTGGATCCGGCGGCGGATCTCCTCCAGCCCTATACGGTCGTGAACCTCGGGAGCGTCTACAAGATGCTCGACGAGGATCTGCGGCGCAGTCTCCAAGTCGACGACGTCGCCGAGGCGCCAGGGATCCCCGCCGGGATCATGGAGTACGGCGAGGCGGTCGTGGTCGAGACGCTCGGGGCGCAGATGGTGCAGGCGGGGGCACCCACCCCGGCGGCCTTGACCGCGGTGCCGGGCGCGTCGAGCCCAGCCCCGGCGGCCCCGATGCCGAGCGTCGCCGGCACGCCGCTCGCAGGCGCCCCGGCGGGCGGAAGCGCGGGCGCGCCGTTGATGGTCGCCCAGCCGCGCAAGCGCCGGGCGGCCGCGGCACCGGAGAGCGCGCCGGCGATCCAGATCCCCACCCCAGCCCCACCGCCACCGGTGCAGGCGCCGATCGTCGGGCCGGCCATGGCCACCCCGGCCACGCCGGTCGTGCCGGTCGTCACGGTGATCCCCGCGGTGATCCCGACCGGGACGACGGCCCCGCCGCCGCCGGGGATGCGGCCACCCGCCCGAGTGCCAGGGTCGTAACTCGTACAACCGTTTATAGAGGAGGAGTCTCATGGGTAAGTCGTTACAGGATCTCGGGCTCAAAGAGGAAGCCCTCCCCACCGCCGGCCAGGCCCTCGCCGACCTGCCGGAGTTCGGCACCTTTCGCGAGCCGCCGCAGCCCGGGTCGTACCGGTTCCGGCTCCCGGATGATCTGAGCAGTATCTGGGATGTCTACGACACCCCGGCCAAGACCCCACCGCAGCGGATCCGGGCCATCTTCGACCGCGACCACCCGCTGCAGATCGTCCAGTCACCCGGCGGGCGGAGCAACGGCGAGCCGTTCGAGACCCGGATCAGCAACGAGGAGCGGACCCGGGGGAAGGACAAGACGATCTACGCCTCCGACATGGACTACCTGCTGCGGGCGCTCAAGGTGCAGCAGAAGCCGGCGACCAACCGGGGCTACATCGACCTGATGAAGCAGCAGGCCAAAAAAGAGTTCGGCGCCGACATCCGCTACAGCTGGAAGTGCAGCCCGGATCGCAACATCCGGGTGAAGGACGCCAACGGCAGCATCCAAGAGGTCCAGGGGCGCCCGGGGTGCGGATCGGGCTACTACCAGGAAGATCTGCCCAACGGGGGGAAGGACGCCTCGGGGATGGTGCCGACCCAGATCCAGTGCACCTGCGGCGCGATGCTGCGGGCCTTCGCCAACCTCGACAACGTGCGCGCGTAGGCGTAGGCTGCCGGCGCCATGCCGCCCAGCTTCACCTACACCTACGCCGTGCTGGAGATCCCGCGGGGGGCGTGGGAGGCGATCGCCGATCGCCTCCGCGCCGCTGGGTACGATCACGTCTTTGACGGCGACGTGATGGACATGCACGGGATCGCGCTGGCCCCGGAGCCGTCGAGGAGTCGTGATGCCACGCAAAAAGGAACTGGAGGCGGTGCAGGTCTTGGAGTACTTCGGAACGGCGCCCCTGGAGGCGGCCCGGCTGGTGCTGCAGCTGGCCGGGCGGGCGGTGCAGCTCAGGACGCCGAAGCCGCAAGGCGGCAAGCCGGCGCCCAGCCCGCGGAAAGGCGCACCACAGACCGCCGGCGCCCCCGCCGTCGCTGAGATCGGGACGACGACCGTGTCAGCCGTGCCCCCCGCAGCGGCCCCCGCGGCGGCCTCGCCTCCGCCGCGGCGTCGACCGGCGCAGGCGCCTCCGGCGGGCGTGCCCCCCGCTGGAGAGGCCCCGCCGGTGATCTAAGGATCAGGATCCCCCGATGATCCGCACCCCGCTCATGCTCGTGGGCGACGGCCCGCAGGAACCCACCGGGCTGGGTCGCATCCTCCGCGATCTGGGCACCCAGATCGTCGAGAGCGATCTGCCGGTGGAGCTGGCGAGCGTGGGCGGCCCAGTGCCGCCCGTGTGGCGGCGCTGGCCCCACTACCCGCTGGACGACCGCCTGCACCGCGGCGAGGACTGGGGGGCGAGCTATGTCGAGGCGATCTGGCGGAGTCACTTCGGGGATCGGCCCGGGGTGCTCTGGCTGATCTGGGATCCGGGGCGGCTGGCGTACTACCGGGGGATCGATCTGCCGGTGCAGATCTGGGCGTACACCGCGGTCGACGGGACCAACTGGCCGGGCGGGATCGGCGGGCCGGCGGGGGAAGCGGTCGAGCGGGCGGATCGGGTGATTGCGTACGGGCGGTGGGCGAGCCAGGTGCTGAAGCCGCTGCGGGCGGGGGCGGTGCCGTACCTGCCGCACGGGATCACCCGGAACGGGGAGGGCGAGGCGGATCCCGCCTGGGCCCGGCACGAGCTGGGGCCGCACTGCCGACAGCGGGACCTCGTGGTGGGCTGTGTGGCGACCAACCAGCCCCGGAAGGATCTCGGGCTCTACGGCCAGACGCTGAAGGTGCTGCAGGATCGCGGCGTGCCGATCTACGGCTGGCTGCACACCGATGTGCTGGTCAAGGCGTGGAGCATTCCGCAGTTGGTCGAGGATTGCGGGATCCAGAAGCGGGTCACCGTGAGCACCAAGACCTACACAGACCTGGAGCTGCGCGCCCTCTACGGCGCCTGTGCGGTGACGATCGCGCCCGGGCTGGGTGAGGGGTTCGGCTACCCGATTGTCGAGAGCTTGGCCGCCGGGACGCCGGTCGTGCACGGGGACTACGGCGGCGGGCGCGAGTTGATCCCGAAGCGCGAGTGGCGGATCCCAGTGCGCGAGCTACGGCTGGAGGGGATCTACGGGACGCAGCGGCCGGTGTTTCGCGCCGAGGACGCGGCGAACGCCATCGAGCGCGCCCTGACGTGGCAGATCGATGTGGGGGCCGAGGTCGCGGCGGCCTACTGCCGCGGGGCGGTCGCCCACCTGGACTGGGCGGCGCTCTGGCCGCGGTGGCGCGCGTGGATCAAGGCGGGGCTCTGATGGGGCTGGTGCAGGTCCAGATCGCGAGCCGGATCATCCGGGTCGAGCCGATCGAGGGGGATCCCTTCCTCGTGGTGGAGATCGACATCGGCTGTCCGATCTGCGGCGTGGTGGAGCTGCGGCTCGCCGGGCATCACCTGCGGACGGTGCGGGATGTGATCATCGAGGCGATCGACCAGTACCCCGAGCTGACCAAATGCGAGAGCCAGGTGGTGGATCGGTATGCGATCCGGAGCCGGGCGCCGGGCGATCCGACGAGCAACTGAGGGAGGGATGCAAATGGCTGAGGAGATCGAGGACACCGCGCCTGTCACCGACGAGGAGATCCTCGACGCCATGGCGCGCTACGGCGGATCCTTCGTCAAGGGACTGGCGCGCCTCTGGCCCTTCGCCGACGCCGCGAATCAGGCGCGGCTCAAGGCCGCCTTCCCCGACTACTGGGCGCAGTACGCCAAGACGGTCGAGATGCAGCGGCAGCGCGATGCCAACGCGCGGAGGGAGTCGTGAGCCTCGCCGTGGTAACCGCGTCGACCAGCCTCGCGCGGGCCGGGAAATGTGTGGAGAGCTGGATCCGACACGCGACCGAGCACCCGCTGCCGATCTTCCTGATCCTGAACGGTGGCCCGCGCCCCGAGCGGGAGGCGGTCGAGATCGACGGCGCCGTGGTCGCCTGGGTCCATCACGAGGAGTATCTCGGGAGCGTGCGGGCGTATCGGGTCGGGGTCGACGCCGCGCTGCATGGGCGCTTCGACGCGATCGCCTGCCTCCATGACGACTTCGAGATCCAGGAGGACGGCTGGGACCAGAAGGTCCTACGACACTTCGCGCGGGCGCCGGCGTGTGGCCTGCTCGGGTTCGGCGGCGCGATCGGGCTCGGCAGCGAGGATATGTACCGCAAGCCGTACGACCCGATGAGCCTGGCGCGGCACGGGTTTCGGAGCAACCTGGTCGACGCGGAGGTGCATGGGGTCCGGAGTTTGTTGGCGGAGCCGGTGGCGTGTCTGGATGGGTTCAGCCAGGTGGGGCGCAGGGCCTTCTGGGCGGGCGCCAGGCGCATCGGGGCAGATCTAGCCGGCCTGGACGTCGAGGTCGTCGAGCGCCGGCCCTGGGCCATCCTGGACGACCTGGGGATCGTCCACCATCTCTACGACGGGCTGCTGGGCGCGATCGCGGCGCGGCATGGGTGGGAAACGTGGTACCTGCCGCTGCGCGCCAAGCACTGGGGCGGCCAGACCGCGGTGGGGGATCCGGGCTATCAGGCCTGGGCGAAGCGCCAGACCGCCGGCGGGGATGAGGACTTCTGGAAGCAGGCGCACGCGATCGGGTACGAGAACTTCAGAGACATTTTGCCGTTGCGCGTATGAGCCCTGTCACCGTCCCGAAGGTCGCGCTCGATGTGCACGACGGGCTCCCGCCGATGGGGCCGCCACGCGAGGAGCCGCGTACGACCGGAGTACGTACTGTACCTCGGGGTGCAGAGAGCCAGCGAAACAGACGGGAGCGAGGAGCCTCGTCGGTGGCCTCGTCGACTGTGACAGAGCAGGATCAGGGCCAGCCTCCCGCCCCGGCGCCCACGCCCGCAGCCCTCGGGACCGCCGTGTGCGATCGGTGTGGGGCGCCGGCGCCGGCGGATCTGGTCGGGGTGCGGCATGGCGGATGTGGGGGGACCTTGATCCTGCCACTGACCCCGTGCGACGGCTACACCCGGCCCGACGGCGTGCTGGGCGGCCCGTGCGTGCAGTGTGGGCGGTCGCAGCCCGAACATGCGATAGACGGAGGGTCCAGTGACCGAGGAAGACTGGGTGGAGATCCAGCGCCGAGCCATCGAGGCGGCGGAGCGGGCGCCGGTGAGCCTGGCGGAGTGCCTGGCGGGGCTGGAGATCATGCGGGTCGAGCTGCAGGAGCGGATCCGGCAGATGGCGGACGAGATCGAACACCTGGATCAGGGCACGGCGGCGGAGGAGGAGGAGCCCTAGCCCGAGAGATCGAGCCGCCGCTCCCCTTCCCGGATGGCCCCGTCTGGGATCTGGCGACGGCGGATCTGGGCACGCTGAAGGCCGACGCGGTCGCCCTGCTGGCGCCCGAGACGACCGAGCCGGCCGCCCCAGTCGTCCAGGTGGATCTCTGGCCGGATCCCGTCCCGCCCTTCACCTACCTCGCGGGGCCCGCCGGCTGCGGCAAGACCTTCGCGGTGCAGGCGTGGAAGGAGCAGCGGCCGGGGCTGATGCTGGTGGCGACCACCGGGATCGCGGCGCTCAACCTGGGGGGCACGACGATCAATGCGACGTTGGGCTACTTCGACACCAAGAGCCTGCAGGAGAGCTATACGAATGGCTACCTCACGGCGCGCCTGGGCCGGCTGTGGCGGGCCGGCGTGACGCGGCTGGTCCTCGACGAGGTGTCGATGCTCGAAGGCGACGCGCTCACCTACCTCGTGAAGGGGATCGAGGAGGTGAACGGCCGGGGCTACGTCCTGGGGAAGTGGACCGAGGACGACGAGGCGGAGCCACCGGCGATGGGGCTGACGCTGGTCGGCGACTTCGCCCAGCTGCCACCGGTCAATGGGCCGTTTGCCTGGGAGAGCCCGGAGTGGCCGCGGTTTGCCGAGGAGGGCCATACCCGGATCCTCACCGAGATCCGCCGGCAGTCCGACCACCCCTTCATCGAGCTGCTGCGGGCCGCCCGGGTCGGGGATGGGCGGACGGTCCTGGCGGCGATGCGGGGGAAGATCTACCCTGACACGGATGATCGCTTCGAGGGGCCGACCCTCTTCGCGAAGAACCAGCAGGTGGATCGCTACAACTGGATCCGGCTCGGGCGCCTCCCGGGGCGGGATCTCTACTTCGAGAGTCGGCGTGAGGGCGATCAGCGCAGCGAGTGGGGCAACCCGAAGAAGGATCCCAACACCTGGGGGATCCCGATCCGGCTGCACCTGAAGATCGGCGCCCTGGTGATGATCCTGGCCAACCAGCGGGTGGAGGGGCCGCCACCGCAGCCCTTCCTGTATGTGAACGGGGATCTCGGCGAGGTGGTGGAGGCGACCGCCTACTCCTGTGTGGTGCGGCTCAAGCGGAACGGCGAGGAAGTCGAGGTCGCCTACTGCCGGCGCGAGGTCCTCGTGCCGTGCGACGCGGCCCGGCGGCGGGAGCTGCGGGATCTGGGGCAGGAGGGGAAGATCACCGAGAACGGCAAGTTCGAGATCACCGGCTGGGTGGAGTACCTGCCGCTGCGGGTGGGGTACGCGAGCACCGTGCACAAGAGCCAGGGGCTCAGTCTGGACGCCGTGCAGGTCAACATCCGGGATGCGTTCTTCAAGACCTACGGCATGGTGTACGTAGCATTGTCACGGGCGCGAACCTTTGAAGGATTGCGCCTCGTTGGATCCGAAGCCGCCCTGATTGAACGATGCGCCGCCGATCCCCGATTGAAAGCCTGGCTCTGAGTGGGGCGGATCTTGATCGCTTCCTCTCGAAGGTCGTCGTGTCTGTGGAGGGGTGTTGGCTCTGGCAGGGCGCGACGACCTCGGCCACCTCGCATGGGCGTGGCGGGTACGGGCGCTTCTGGCTCAGAGGAACGGAGGTGCTCGCACACCGGGCTGCCTATGCCACATACAAAGGACCGATCCCGGACGGACTCACCATCGATCATCGCTGTGAGCCGGTGTCGGAGCCTGCATGCGTCAATCCTACGCACTTGGTGGCTACGACGATGCGGGAGAACATCCTTCGAGGATCGGGGTGGGCCGGGATCAATGCTCGGAAGACGTCCTGTAAACGGGGGCATCCGTTCACACCAGAGAATACGGGCGCGCAGAAGCGTGGGCGGTACTGTCGGATCTGTCGACGACAGGACTGGAAACGGTATCGGGTGACGCACCGACGTCATGGACTGCATCAACTGCTGAAGGAGCTGACGTGACGACCAAAGATCTGATCACCGTGCTGCAGGGCCTCCCCCCGGAGGCCCCCGTGCGGATCCGCCGCTACGGGCAGGACACCGCCAGCTTCGATCTCGACTACACACAGTTGGTGGTAGATCCGACACCGACCCGGATCACCCCCCAGTCGGCGGCGGAGGAATGGCCGCTGATGCTCACTGAGAAGGTGAGCGTGGAGCTGGTCTACACGCCGGGACGGACGGGCAGCCTGGCCCTCGCCGGCGTCGAGGTCGCCGGCCGATGATCGCCCGCACCCTGGTCACCTTCCCGGGCAGGCACGGAGATCTGCTCTGGGCCCTCCCGACCATCCGCGCCCTCGCCGAGGTCCGAGGGGAGGCGGTGGATCTCCTGATCTGCGGCGAGTTCGCGGGGCTCGTGCCGTTGCTGCAGATCCAGCCCTACCTCGCCGCGGTGCGGGCGGACGAGACCTGGGGTATCGGGATGGGGTGGCAACCGACGACTCAGTACGGCCCCTACGAGGCGGTCTACCACCTCGGGTACCGCCGATGGCCGGAGCTGCCGCTGCCCGAGGAGACCCAGCGCACTCTGCAGGCGGAGTACGCAATGGACGTCGGCCTGGATCTCACCCGGCCGTGGATCACGCCGCCGCCCTGGGAGGAGCCCCGCGATCTCGTCTTCGGCTGGACCGACTGCTACTTCGAGCTGAAGTACGGCCTGACCGAGCTGCTCGCGCCCGACGAGCCCGACGCCGCCTATGTGAATGTGATCGGGATCGTGCCGCCGGGATCCCGCTGGGTGACCGAGGGCGGGTATCTGCCGACCTCGTGGCTGGAGGCGGCGGCCTGGATCAGCCGGTCGCGCGCCCTCCTCACCGACTGCTCGGCGCTCCATGTGCTGGCGGTGGGGCTGGGGATCCCGGTGGTCGTCGTCGAGCCGATGGAGGCCCGGTGGAACCCGATCTTCTACCCGCTCGGGATGGACGGGCCGCCGGTGACCGTGGTGAAGGGGACGGATGGGCGGCCGACCTTCGACAGTCGGCATTGCCGGGAGACGCTGACCCGGATCCTCACACGGGAGCCGGTATGAACCGCCGACGCCGCCCCGCGCGCGAACTCATCACGGATCTCGGCGCCCTCGCCGCCGATCTCCGGGAGCACAGTGAGGCCGACATCGCCGACGCCGTCGCCTTCCTCCACCAACTCAACCCGGACCTGTGCACGTGGCTGGCGACGATCTTGACGGCGCCCCCGAAGGATCCGCAATGAGCGACGAAGTCGTCCAGACCCCCTTCGGATCCTTCCTCGTCAACCCCGATGAGTGCATCGGCGGCACCGTGAAGGCCGGCACCGTCTGGGACGGGCCCGGCTTCCTCCAGGTGATCGCCCGCGAGTACGGGCGGCTCGGCGAGGATCAGGTGACCATCCTGGACGTCGGCGCGCACCTCGGCGACTGGGCGATCTGGCTGGCCGGGCAGGGCGCCTGGCGCGTGATCGCCGTGGAGCCGGCGCCGGAGATGATCCGCTACCTGAAGGCGAACCTGGATCTCAACAAGCCGACCTGCGCCGAGACGGTCGTGGTGCTGCCGGTGGCGGCCTACGACCGGAAGACGGATCTGATCTGGACCGTGCCCTACGAGCCGAGAGACTCGGGCGGCGCCGCGCTCCGGCGGCTGCAGGACCATGAGGTGCCGGATCGCCCGATCCCGGCCGCCCCGCTCGACGACTACCAGTACCTCTACGGCGACCACGTGAGCCTGATCAAGATCGACGCCCAGGGGTGCGATGGTGCGGCGATCGCCGGGCTCGGGGACACCATTCACAAGCATCACCCGGCGATCGTCTTCGAGTGGGAAGAGGAGTTGTCGCACGCGCACCCGTACCCGTTCGCCGAGGTCTGCCGCTTCCTGACGGGCGCCGACTACGAGATCCATGAGTGGCCCAGTCACCTCCACAACTTCCTGGCCCGGCCACGGCGATGAGCGCCGCCCCGAAGGTCCAGTTGGTGATCCTGCTCTGGCGGTACCTCGACAGTCACGCCCTGCTCAAAGATGGCCAGACCTGCGACTGTCCGATCTGCCGAGAGACGTGGGCGCTGCTGTCGACGATCGCCTGGGCGAATCAGGTGCGCGGCCGATGAAACTGGTCAACCCGGGGACGGGCGAGATCTCTGATCGCCTGACCATTCTCGCCCTCAAGATCCTCGCCGGCCAGGACGCCGGCCGCGACGTGGATCACTTCGAGAGCGAGCGATCCCTCCTCCTGACCAAGATCCACGCGCGCACGCTGAACGCCGCCTGGTTCGACGCCCTGCTGGAGCTGGGGGCGGTGAACGCGCTGATCTGGCACGGGGAGGACGATCTGCGGGACTGGCGGCGGGCGGGCGGCGGCGGAGGGGGATCCGGATCCCTGGGATCCGGATCCGTGTATACTGCCGCCGAGAACGACGCGATCCGGATCCTCGCCTTCCGCCTGCAGGATTGGAACGACCGGCGCGCGGCGCTGGTGCAGGCGATCAACCGCGAGGCCGGCGATGTCGTGAGCCAGGAGAAGGTCCTGGCCGACGAGAGGAGCCGATGATGGCCACGAAGCAGCGGGCGAAGCGGACAGTGCGGAAGGCGGCGAAGCGAGGGGCGGCGAAGAAGCGGGCGCGGGCGCGGACAGAGACGCGGCGCCAGACGGCGACGCGGTCCAGTGGCGCCGGGCCGGTGACCCGCCCCGGCACGAGCCTCACCACGAAGGGCAAGGGCGCCCCGACGGTGGTGCCGGTGGTCTACGCCAAGACCCAGAGCAAGCGGATCCGCTTCCGGCTGGCCGACGATCCCACCGCCTGGAGCCCGAGCTACGCCAACCGGGGCGCGGCGCGGCGGGCGGCCACGCGGCGGTTCGGGCGGGTGCGGGCGGTGCCGGCGCCGCAGGCGGCGATCGAGGCGATCGCGGAGATCGAGGCGTGAGAGTCGCCCTGGTCACGACGTGGGGGATCGCCTGCGGGATCGCGGAGCACTCGGCCCTGCTGGTCGAGGCGCTGCAGCAGGCGGATCCCTCGATCGCGGTAGAGATCGTGAGCGATCTCCACCCCCAGGCGATCCTCGGCCGGCGGGAGGCACCCGCCCAGACCGCGGTCGATCTGGTGGTGCTGAACTACCAGGCGGCGCTCCACAGCCAGTGGACGCCGGGGGCGATCACGGCGGTCAAGCAGACGCTGGGCGTGCCAGTGGTGGTCGTCTACCACGACACCGGAGTACCTAATTCTGAGCAGTGTCAGGGGATCGCCGCCGCCGCCGACGCCATGATCATCCATGAGCCGGCGGAGGATCTCCCAGGGCGGGTGGAGTACTGGCGGATGGGCGTCCCGCCCTGGCCGGCGGGCGACTACGCCTGGGGCCGGGAGACCTGGTGGAAGGCCTACCCCGATCAGCCGGTCCTCGGCTCGGTCGGCTTCCCCTTCCCGTGGAAGAACTACACCGAGTTGGCGCGGATCGCCGGCGAGGTCGGGTGGGCGTGTCACCTCCTCGCCCCCCAGGCCACCACCGCGCAGATCACCGAGTGGCAGGCCCTCAACCCCCAC